CCAGTTAACAGAGGTATTGATTGTACAGATGTTGCACAACACGCTGATAATGAGGTAATTTACAAATTAGAAAAATCTCCTCAAGCAACATATACAATTGGTAGAGTTCCACAAAACCCAGTTACTCCAACTCTATCTAATTTACAATCTACTACAGATACTCTTGAAGTTCCTATCAATGTTCTCACCAGCGGAGACGTTCTTAAGTTCACTAATCTCGGTAATATTGTTGGAATTAACACTACAGATACGTATTATGTTGCTAATCATGTAGATGATATTCCAAATAGCGTCACCAGATTTAATCTATCTTTAGATCCTGATGGTGCAGCAGTTGCAATTTCTGGTAGTGTTGGATCAGCAACTGCTGAATTCTCAAATACAATTGTTGCTCTAGCAGAATTTGGTGGTCAGTTCAGTGTAAACGATTATATTAGAGTTAATCCTTCACCTAATTGCCCATCGGGTGAGTTCATGCAGGTTACTCAAGTAAATGATACAAATGCTGAGAAATTTACTGTTAATAACGGTGCAAATCAGGATAGATTCGTAATTGATTCTGTCTTTGGTGGTGTTGACTCAACCATTCTTGGTGAGCAAGACTTCACCATTAATCTAACTGCTGATGCATCTGTTAATGATGGACGTGCTACTCAGTTCCGTGTTGTAAATGGTTTACCAACTTCCAATGCAAGACTAACAGTTACTTCTTCTGGTACTGTTGACTTCGTTGGTAATGCAACCGAGACTGATCCTAATGCTAGACTTAGACATGATGGTATGTTCTGGTTGTCTAATCTCTTCAGAATTACCAACGGAAATGGTGATAAGATCGATAGTGATAGTGATGACCTCGCTCTATTCTTCGACAATAGCAATGGTAACCTAGATGTTCAGGGTCATATCAGACTCGGTGATGATCTCTCCATGTTCAAAGATCATGGTCCTGGTGTTGGATTTACTGGTTCTGACCGTATCTTCTATGTTAATAATGCTGATGGCGATACAACAATCGGTTTAACTGGTGGTGCATATGGTGAAGGTGATCTAACTGTTAACGGTGGTCATCTCACGTTGGTTGGTACATCAACCGCAACCCCAAGTAGCACTGATTATCCACTGAGCATCACAAACATGGGTGTAAGTGGTAATAGAAACTATAGAATCCGTCGCGATGCTGCTATTGATGCATTTGGTGTTACTCAGTTCTATAACAGAAATGGTGGTCGTAGATGGGATTACATCACCCAAGATACGACCCTCTCAACTGGTATAAATTATATTGTAGCGATTTCTGCTACAACTGTTCTCACCTTACCAAATACTGCTGAGACAGGTGATATGATTAGAATTGTTGAAGTTAGTGGAGCATTGACTTATAATAATTCTCTAATTGTTCGAGCACCAAGTGGTGTTGCAATTCAGGGAGATAATACTGGTACAAATGCTGGTGGTCTCTCTAGTGCATATGGTGGTGGTGAGTTGATTGTTCAAACTAGAAATGCTGGATTTGGACTTGTATACATGGGTGCTCAAGATGGTGGTGGGGCTACTATCCCAACAACATATCGCGGTTGGTGGTTAACGGAGATCTAATTAAACATGGCAAGTTATTACGAATCAAATAAAAAGATGCGTGCCGCTCAAGTCGGCACCATCTTGCCTTGGTCGGGGAATGCTAGAGACATTCCTGAAGGATGGTTAGAATGTAATGGTCAAACACTAGAGGCAGTTGATTATCCAGTGCTGGCTAGTATTATCGGCAATACATATGGTCCAACTAATGGACTCAATGGTAGAATTTATGGAAATTACATTTTAGGAGATCAATTTAGATTACCGCAATTAAATACTCGTGTACTTGCTGACTATGAACCTTCATATGTTAATATATCATCCTTGCAGATGGGTCAAACATATGCTTCTGGCGCAGTTGGTGGTATTATCATTACCAATGGTGAGGTTGATATTACTCGTACTGTAACTAATCCAGCCGATCTGCCTTCTGGATCAACTAATTTACAAGTAACAACAGGTAGTGGAACGGGACTAGTTATTAACGTTAGTTCTAACAATGGTGGTCGTGCTGCTATTAATAATGTAGTAAGCGTAGGACAAAACTTCGCCATAGGAGATACGTTAACAATTCCTGCTTCTTATTTTGGTGGAACAGATGATGTAGTTCTTGAGGTTCAATGGACTTTACCATCTGTTGCTGATGTTCTTACACCCACAGCACAAGGATCGACACAATTAATTGCTGGTGATGGAACTGTTTCTAGTCCACCAACATCCGCTAATGCTCCTGCAGATCTCAATTTTGTACTATCAGACTCTGCTAATCTAACGGGTCAAATTAGAGATTTCTCTGTTAATCCTCCATCATATTTTAGATCATTTTATACAATCCCCAGAAAATTGAGTAAGGATCACATGCCTTCTCATAGACATGCTGCTCCATCTGGAGTACCTGGATATAATGCTGCTGATTCTGATGGTCAATATGTTGAAGGATTCCAATGCCCAAACGTTGTTACTGCAGTTGAAGGCAATCAAAAACAGAAATCACTAGCGCCAGGATCTGGTGGTGATATTGATAAAGTTCTCCCTGGAGTTTTATATGTGACTTCATTTGAAGAAGGAGTTACACTCAGAGAAACTTTCGCAGCTATCTATAGTAATTTTAATTCTGTTGGTGCTGGTTTGGGTGTTGATCAACCAGTATGGTCAGGTCCAATCCCACGTCCTATGGGTGCTACATGGAATGGTACTGCTAATTCAAAATGTAATTATAGAGAATCTACTGCAGCAGGAATTTTAGATAATGTTAAAAACTGGTATGGTAATCAAACTGCAGATCAAATTGCACAAGCAGGTCCTCCTTCCCTAACATATCCGACTACTTTGAATCACTTAGGTGAAGAACATACAGATCAACGATCTCATAATCACTATAGTTTTGAAGTAATTATGAATGCTGGATATCTACGTCCACCAACAATTGTGCCTATTGATAATATCCAAATTAGTAGTCAATTGACTGGTTCAGCAACTAATGTTGCTATTCAGAATATACCTGGAGCTCTAAATATTACAGTAGATGTAAAGACTCCTACCTTGAGCATGATGTATCTTATCCGAGCGTTCTAATGAAGTTTCTAACGAAAGAAAGAGCAAAGTTAGGATCTGCCCCTGGAACAATCATTCAGTGGTCTTTGCCTGTTCTAGACAATGATCCTAATTCATCTAATAATGTAAAAAATTTACCCGCTGGGTATTTGAAATGTGATGGATCAATTTATGATCAAGAATTATATCCAAACCTTGCTAGGATCATTGGTGTTGGTGCGGCATGTCTATACAAAAAAGATGATACTACATTACTAGATGATCAATTTCAAGTTCCTGACTTGGGATCAAAACACATTGAGGCTACAGTTTCGTCCAACGTTGGTGTATACAGAAACATTGAAAAAGTAACTGCTAATTTAACACTTCAAAGAGCTGGTGTTGGTATTGAAGTTATTTCTAACGTTGGTGCTGCTGCTCAAACTTCGTTTAATGGAGCATTTACGGTGCCCCCAGAAAGTTTTGACTTGAATGGTAATATTGGATGGACAATTCCAAGCACAACAGAGGAAGATGGTGTTACTGATCGTGCTATTGGACCACACATGCACTATGCAAATACATCGAGAGTTGCAGTTAAAGAAGAACCTGGATTTGCAAATACCTCAAGACCTTATTATATTCGACCTGCTGATGCAACTACACCTACTCCATCTTGTAATACTGTTAAAAACACTTATGAGAAGGCAAATCTAGGCGGAGGTAGTGGTCCAAACACATGTAATCAATGTGATGACTTCCAAGAATCTTATATCGGAGGTCAAAGTCAGTGGCCAGTAAATAAAAGCATTGTTACAATGACTGCTAGTAGTTGGCCAAATAATACAACAGTTCAAGTCGGTAATTTAAGACCACTGGATGTTGTTTCTGAGTCAGGATCACTTTCTTATCCACTTTGTAGAAACACAGAGCAATTTTCAGAATCTCCTCCTGGATCAGAAACAACTGATTTAACTTTTCATTCTCATAGAATTGACAGACTTATTGGAGACACCGAATACACTGCTACAACTAATGTAAGTACAATCAGACCAGATGGACTGACTGCAGAAGTTTCAATTCAAACAACAAACGCTATCAAAGCAGATGATATTGTTTCTCCATATTTTGTTGTAGAGTATCTAATCAAGTATTAAAATGTCTAACAGAGCTCAGCACTTTTACAATCATCACTATTCTGATTGGGTAGACGACAGCGGTATACCTATCGGAACTATCATGGCGATATTTGTCGATGCAGCTACAGAGGCATCATTAAAGACAACTGATGATGCAGGATATAATTACCCTGGATGGTTATATTGTAATGGACAAACCGTAGACGTAGAAGATTATATTCAACTTTACGAAGTTATGGGAGATAAGTATGGTGGAACTGCTCCATCTACTGTTAATTTGGAGGATTGGGGCAATCCTAACGGAACTACAGCTAATGCTACTTTCACTCTTCCTGACTTAAGGATGAAGAGACTAAATGGTCCTGGGGGTGTAGATGGAGCAGGATCTATTACTCCTGATAATTCTCAGATGCAGGTTGGTGATACTGGAGGAGAATGGTACATGTCCAGATCCAGACAAGATGATGAATATTCTGTTGGTACAGTAAGAGTAGAAGGATATAGTAATTGTATTGATTTTGTTGAGGCGGATTTATTTGGACAAGCTGAACTTACGATTGGTCCACTTCAAGCTAGAACTTTGAGTGGACCACCACCACATGGTCACTATGTTCTTTGTAGTGAAGGTGATCAAAGAAATGCTGGTGATAGGGGAGATCCTGCTGATGGAGAGCGTACTCCAACATATGTGACCAACTTTGGACAAGTTAGTCAGTATGAATCTGATGGTGGATTTGCTGCAGAACATACACATTATTTTGCAGAATTTACTCCTGTTAAGGGTGGAGCAAATGATCAATATTCATATGATATTTGTCAGCAATATAGCAGCACTCCTGATGCTTATACGAATGCATTTGGAGCAAACAAAGTCAATGATGGTGCTGTAAATACCAAGGGTCAAACAGTAACAATGCTTGAGGACCTTACTATTAATCCTAGTCCAACAGAAGCAGGAATTACAATGAATACTGGTACAATTGCTATGACGGGAGCAGAACAACTTAATGTTTCTGCGGGAATTGTACCTACCACTCCTGTCCCACTTGTGCTAAAATACTTTAGGGTTAAATATTTAATTAAAGCTTGGTGAATAATTATGGCGATTACAACTGCGGGGTCATCGAATTTTACAGAAATGGTCAACCCCATCATTCCTCTCAATTTGATGGGAGGAAGAGCACAATTTAAAGATTTTATTGGTGTGTGGGAGGGATTTATGCCTGCACCTGTATGTTCTGATTTAATTTCATTTTTCCAACAATGGAAGCAACAAGCTACAATCAAAGGGGAAGATAGCGACTTGCAATTTACTGATTTTGCAGAAGGTGCAAATGAAGGTATGAGTGGTACTGGTCAGTTTGCTAATAGAGAACTTGGTAGGAAAGATCTTTCTATCATGTTAGATTCTATGAGCAGTCAAATGTCGAACATGGTAAATCAGTATTTGCAATCATGTGTTAATCACTATTGTACTGAGTATGGAGCACTTGCTACTACTCCAATCACATCATGGAATATTAAGATGCAAGAAACTGAAGCTGGTGGTGGATATCATATTTACCATTATGAGAAAGGATCATTCAGTGAAGCTGGTAGAGAATTGGTGTGGATGATTTATTTGAATGAAGAATTTGACGGTGGAGAAACTGAGTTCCTATATCAGAAACGTCGCATCAAACCAACAACAGGAACAGTTGTTATTTGGCCTGCTGGGTTCACTCACACGCACAAAGGGAACCTAGTCCTTGAAGGTACTAAATATGTTGTAACTGGATGGTACTACAAGCAACCTGTATAATATGTCTATTTCTAACGCTACTATCTCAAACAGAACTTTAATTATCTGTGGTCCTGCTAGGACTATTCAGAAAGGAAAGATGTTGCGAGTCATTGATGATCATGATTGGGAGAAATTTATTGCTCCCATTCTGTTTCCCTTTTGGGATTCTGATAAGGATGCACTTGTTAATTTTACATACAATGATCAACCAAACGAGTATTGTTTTGTTGAAAAGAAAAAGTATGTTCGTAACCATACAACGGGAGAATATTTCTGGAAACAATATATTTTCACAGAGTATACCCCAGAGCAATTAGAGACTTTCCTTAAAGAAATTCGTGAAGCAGTTGATGCTGTAGCTTCCATTGAGAAACAAGATCTTGATGATAGAGTCAACAGAATTCTTGCTAAAGAAAAGGGAATTACCATGACTCGCGTCAAGTCGTGGAGAAACTTTTTTCTTGAAACCTGTGACTGGACTATGCTTGAAGATGCTCCAATTACACCAGAAGAGAAGGAACAGTGGAAAATCTACAGGCAAAAAATCAGAGAGTTACCTGATAAATTCACATCAAATGTAAATAGACTACAAAGTATTTCTGTTCCTATTGATCCACAAGTTTATCGTAAAAACTATTTGCCTTACAACCCAGAAGAAGAGTACCTAGCAACAGAAAACCAGTATGTAGTTTTCCCAGACAAAGGAGATGATAACGCTCCTGGTGGCGCATTAGAGACAGTTATGCTAAACTACATTAGGTTGTGCGTACAAATGTCCAGACCAGCACCATTATTCAATGTACCAAGTGCTTCGTATTTAACAGATCCAGTTGATATTTTGATTCAAGAAATTGAACGCGAACAAAAATTATTAGATGAATTGAGGGAATTACAGCAAAATGACGATACGACGAGTTAAATGGTTAGACGACACAGTATGTAACCATATTGGTGATTTTTATGGTTTTGGCGAATTTGAAGATGGTAGTGTATCTGGACCATCAGATAGAAATATAAAAAGAAATACTCAAATGGTGGACGCAGATAGTGCGTGCTCAAAACTATTTGCAGAACAGTTTCAGCGTCATCCGTTTACCATGGCGATCAGTGCTAGACACTTCACTGTCCCACTGTTTTTAAGATATACCGCAGAAAATCAAGATCATTATTCATTTCATAATGATGCTCCCATCATGGGAGATTTGAGATCTGATCTTTTGTTTATTACTGCTATTAATGATGAAAGTGAGTACGAAGGTGGAGATTTAATTATTCGAGTTGGATCAGAAAATATTGTTTTCCGACTCAAAAAAGGTGAAGGACTTTTGATGGATCCTACATATTGGCATACAGTAACTCCAGTTACCAAAGGTGAACGAAGAGTTGCAGTTGTGTGGGTTGAGCACTTGATTCAAAACTCTTTTATCAGGGAACTATATTATGAATTCATCGATTTATCGCATAAAGCTTTAAATAGTATTGATGATGAGAAGTGGAATCAACTTTCTGATATTAACAAAGATACTTTGTTTTCTGGATTTAGATATAGAATTCTCAGAGAATATGGTTCTGCATATGATGCATCTAAATTGAATAATCCTGCTTTGAATACAAAACCCAACACGCCTTTCCCAAATCACCACGAACCAGATATCGAAAATGAATAACTATAAAAATTTATTGGAATTATTGAGTGGATATGCATCTTCTAATTCTCAAGCATTTATTTGGTACGATGCAAAAGGAATTCGTAAACTAGAGGATGCTGGAAACGTAGATAAACTTAATGAAATCTATGCTTTCTATCGTGAGTTTCTTCCTGAAGGAGTATATGCAGAATTTTTTAATTCTTCATATGGTGCATTTGAATATTCAGATACACTCAGTGCTCAAAATGAAGCAGAAGATTGGTTCCCTAGACCAGCACAACTTCCTGATACAGACTATTATGTTTACTGCTGTGTATTCAATCAGGTTGGAGCCTTAGAATGGGAAAATGTTGATCTTCCAACTCCTCCAACCCAGACGGAAGAAACTGAGTAACAATCCATGATGCTCCTTGCTCATTATATCCATGGTATTGAACTTGCATTTCAACTCCTTCAGCAAGGATATTAAAAAATCCATGAGGTTTCTTCTCTTCAAGGAAGGAATCTTTTTTTGGTGTGAGAGTAACTATTCCCTGACTTATTTCGTAGGGTAAATTGTATTCTACACATGCAGGAGCATATGGTTTTTCCTTCCACACGTTAAACATTAGAGTAATTCTTTTTTCTCCTTCTTCCATGTCTCCATAGTTTGCAGGAACTCCATGGAAATAAGGCATTGACCAACAAATTTGTTTTCCTGCTTTCGGAGAACTCCAAAAAGTCCAATCGTTTTCACCAATCATGTATAAACCATCTTCTTTTGTCCAGTCATGATACTGATCTAAAAGAACGGTGGGTTGACCACAATCAGTGAGGTATGTTACAGTAGAAAATGGAGCAGCAACATATTTTCCATCTTTTCTAAATCTATCAACATCTCCATCAACATGAAAATACCATGAGCTGGAAATACTATCATGTGATCTGATCCACCACTCTGCCCCAGCGTAACTATGATATACATTATGCTGTCTTGCAGATTGGTAGATAAAGTCTTCAATAATATTTTGAGGTTTTCTATCAAACTTATACCACCATGTTAGTTCTTCATCCTTATCATGAGATAGGATATTTTCTGCCTCACGCTTTAATTCATTTGCACTAGTATCTAACAGGTACGATTTATAAGATTCAATCATGACTAATACTATTCATCCACTTTTTCCTACTGCTATTTACCAATGTAAAATTGAAGGACATTCGGAGTGGAAAGAAACTTTGATGTCTAAAAAAGAATATATGTTTGACCCAAATGATGGGGAACCTTTTCTTACAGGAGAGGGACGTGGAAAGTGTTTTATGCACAAAGATGAAGATCTTATGTCTTTCTTTGCAGAATTAACTGTGGTTGTTCGTAATGCAATGAAATCTATTGGTATCAAAGATGAAATGCTCACTCCATATTTCATGAAATCCTGGTTTACGATTAAAAATTATACTGAAACTCTTAGTGTGCATAGTCATGCTTGTGCAGATTTATCGTTTGTTTACTATCTTTCTCCTGGTACTTTATACTTTCAGCAAGATAGCAATCCAAATGAATACTTTGGCGGTATCTATGATCCCAAACCATCCGATAGGAGTATGATTAGCGAACAGACTTATTTTAATTCTTCGTACTGTAACGTAGATGTTAATGAAGGAGATCTTTTAATTTTTCCGAGCAAAATAAAGCATTTTGTAGTACCTGAGAGGGGGGATGGATCATATGTTCGCTCTGTTGCTGGTGATATTAAATTGGTATTGAAAGAAGAATATACAGATCTAGAAACAGGATTGATTCATCATAACCATTGGAGGTCTTTCGGATGAAATATAATTTAGAAGTTCCAATTTTTAAGTATTCTGTAGATGATTGGAAAACTACAAAAAGTAAAATTTTGAAAATTATCAATAGATATGAAAATAAAGGATTTCATGTTGTAGAAGCTGATCCTCATGCGGATGATGGTACAGCGGTGCAATCTGATTACTTTTTGTACAAAACATCAAAGAGTGGACCTCCATATGCTAAACCAATTATGGAAATTCTTTCTCCATATGTAAATCGTTTCAAAGAAGATGTAAACTTACAAGATATTCCGTACATTCTGCATGGAATGTGGTATCAAAAGACATATAAGGATCAGTATCATGGAATTCATGATCATGGACCAGAAGGATTTTCTTCCGTAATTTATGTTGAACTTGATGATGGACAAACTCCTACAGTATTTTATGGTGAATATGGATTAAGCACTCTATGTCCAGATGCAAAAGAGGGAGATATATTGTTCTTTCCCTCTTGGGTAAAACACCAGGGAGGTAGTAATCCTCTAGAAAAAAGTAGGACTATCATTTCATTCAACATGCTTAGAAAGGAAAAGATCATCAACGATAATATTACGGGAGTGCAAGTATGAGTAGTTTTGCATTCATGCATCCTGTGGTTGCTTTTAAATGTCCATCACTAGACATTCTAAAATTTAAGGATAGAGTCTACGATTTTTGGGATAAGAAAGTAACCGATCGATATCAAGACACTGATATTGTTGATGGAACTAAAATTACCAATCCGCAGGAAGATCCTATTCTCAAGGAAGAGATTGATAAGTTAGTTAAGGAGTCAATCGTTCCAGCAGTGAATACTTATGTAATTGCTATCACTACTGAGAATGTAGAAGGAGATCCACCTATTGCAAAACTACATGTTGGAAATGTATGGGTTAATGTTCTACACCCTGGAGCACATCAACCAAATCATGTTCATGGAAATTCTCATTTGACTGGAGTATTTTATTTACAGTCATCAAAGGACTCGGGTAGAATTCACTTGAGTAATCCTCATTTGACTGGTATTGAACCACTATTTCACACATCTAATATCATGAGAGCTTTAGATAATGAGATTGGTAATGGTTGGTTGTGGGCATCTAATCTTCCACATCATTTAGACGTTAATCGATCAGATCATGATCAAATATCAATTGGATTTACAGTGCATATAGATTCTGTTTATGGAGACGGTTAGAAAAGCGTCACAGGGGGGTCACACGACCCCCTTTCTGCTGTATAATTGATTCATCGACGGAGACACCACACCACATGACCCTGACCCTGCGTCCACACCAGACCCGCGCCCTTCGTGCCCTGTCTACTGCTCCTCGTGGTCGCGTGACCATCCCTACTGGCGGTGGTAAGACCCTTGTTATGATTGAGGACGTGAAGCGCACCCTTGAGGTGTCTGATCGCCCTCGCACTGTGGTTGTGGTTGCTCCTCGTATTCTTCTCGCCAACCAACTGTGTGACGAGTTCTTCTCTGCTCTTAACGGCAGCGTCGATGTTGCAGTGATGCACGTTCACAGTGGTGAGACTTCTTTCAACAGCAGCACCAAAGTTGATAACATTCGTTGTCATGATGCTGTCTGCCGTACTGCTGGTGTTCATCAACTGATCTTCACCACTTACATTTCTCTGCGTCGTATCAATGAGTCAGGCATTGATATCGACCACATTTACTTTGACGAG